TCAGCCATTTCGAGCGAAGAAAAATTTCAAAGATGTAGAAGATAATGTTGAGATATTGTCATATCTAAAGAAATTGGAGAATGTATTTAAAAAGTATCCAGCATTTCTAAATGACAATTATTTTAATGCACCATATATCATCTACCCTGATGATAAAAAATACTTCTCTCTAAAATTCTATTCATCTCAAAAAGGAATAACAACTTGTATTGCATATTATAAGTTGTTATTGCAGACAAATCCTGAGAATCAAATAGAGTTCTTTAAAGAATCATATAAATTTATTGCAGAATTTTGTTTAGAGAAATGTGTTGAACTCCGAGACTACGTAGGATATTGTTCCATTGCACAAAACGATTGTTTGAAGCATCTAAAAGAGCATAAGATATCGTGGTATGTTATCTTCTCTATTCCTGGATTTTATGAATTACTGTATAATATGCCAGATGATGAATTTGCCCTTTATTATGGATCAGATATAGATATTCAGGAGTTGTATACAAAATATAATAACAGTTCAAAAACACAGAATTTACTATCAGAAATGCGGAAAAAAGTTTCATTATTTGTTCAAAATTCTCTCAAAAGTAGAGCAAAATGAATAAGTAGTAGAGTGGTAGCAATACCAAAATAAAATAACTAGAAAATAGTTGATAAATCGAAAAATAAAATAAAATATGGAAACACTAGAAGACATCCTTGGGTTAGTCAAGGAAACAGAAGAAACAAAAATCAAACAAGAGCGTGGTGGTTTTACCCCCGATCCGCGTATCTTGAAAACTAAGATAGGAGGAACATATACACTAAGACTATTGTTCAATCCTAAAGCAGAAGGAGCGGATAAAATATTCGTTTCTTATAAAGAGGTTGGATTCCCTAGCAGAGTTAGTGGAAAATATACCTATGGCGGTAGAGCACCAACAGATGCGGGTCTTAAAAACGATCAGTTTAAAGACACTCAGTGGGAACATTATACCAAGGCTAATTCTCGCGGCGATGATGCCGAAAAGAAATGGTCCTATAAGTTGATCCCACAACGTAAACAGGTTGTTAATGCATATCTTGTAAGCGTAATCGGCGATGAAGATGCAAAGGCATTGGTTGGACAGAATGTTGTTCTTAGATATGCTGCTCAAGTAGATAAGGAAGGCAAACCATCATCTGATCTTTATAAAAAGATTCATAGTGCTGTTTTGGGTGAAAAGGCGGCTAAAATAGGTAAGAAAGCATTCCTCATTGATGATAAAGGTAAACTCATTCCGAATGGAAAAGAACTTATCATAAAAGTCACTAAGAATGCTGGTGATTGGGCGGATTATTCTGATAGCGAATGGGATGATGCAACAGACATTAAGTTGACTGCTGCACAAGTGGAAGCGATTACTGGAGGAGTGCATGATCTTCGAGAATTTGTTCCCGAAGTAAAAACCAATGATGAAATCAAACAATTGCTTGATGAACATTGGTTCGGAAAATCAGCAAGTCTAGATGATGAGCTTTCCGAAGATGAAACACCATCTAATGTGTTGGAAGATACTGATGACACGGACATTCCTTTAGGTGACGGCGAAGATGAACTGGATAAGATGTTGAGTAGTATCAAGTAATAATTTATTTGATAATGTTTAGCAAGGCGGCTAAATAATGCAATATATGGAAGATAATACCGATATTGCATTTTTAGCCGCTTTTGCTGAACGCTCTATGCAGAATAGTCTCAGAGGTAGTCAGGGGTTGAAATATAACCGTACAGACTTCCGTCAATTTTTAAATGGTGGACCGAATGTGCAACACCCACAAGGTCAGATACAACCAGGACCACAATACCATAATCAATATCATAATCCACAGTACGGCCCGCCACCAATGCAACAGCAGATACCGGGGTACAATATGCCAACAGATGATATGGTAGTACCAGAAGGTACGTTAAATGGCCCTATAAAGCAATATACACTGCCTTCCCACCTCAATATTCCAAATAATGGAGTTCAGTCCCCACAAGGGTACCAAATGCCGGGAATGGCACCAGGAATGGAAAATACCGGAGATTTCACAATGCCCAACTACAATCAATCACAGAAAATATATCTAGAAGATGAGCAAGAGTTTAGAGATGCATTGGTAAAGGAGATTAAATCTCAAAAAAAAGTGCTAAACAAGTTGAACAAGACGAACGAACAGCTTATAGTTACTATGAACCTGCTTAAAGAGAAGATTTTCGAGCTAGCTGAAAAACTAGAAGTTAAACTAACACCAGACCCCATACCAGAAGAAATATTAATAGATGAAGTTAAAAGTAAATCCTAAATCATTCATTACAGAATTCATAAACCCTGTTAATGAGATTAATAAAGAAGGAAGAATGGCTATATTTTATGATGCAGACCGGGAGGAAATCTACTCCGTGTCGGGAACTAAAACAGAGTCTATAAGATTATACAATACATATAAGTGCTTCGAGGTAGAGGAACCCGTAGATAGAGTATCTATCAATGTTCTACGCCTTATAAAGGGATTACAATGCATTGATAATGATGAAACAAATATCGACCTTGATATAGACTACTCTGCTAAAACATGTTCCTTCAATTCCCGAAGTTTAAAGTTTAGTGTAAATCTCTTAAACGATAACATGGTATCTGTGCCAAAGTTTAATGTCGAAGTATTCAAAAAGTTTACTACAAATCATAGCATTCCTGTAAATGCAGACTCAGTGAACAATATAAAAAGGGCACTAGATTTCTCGTCTGATACTGGAAAGTTCTATATCGAGCAAGAAGAAGAAAAAATATTCTTTTACTTCGGGGATAAAAACAGCACATCGAATAGCACCGACAGTATTCGTGTTCTTATTGCAGATAATGTAACTACCACCATACCAAGTAAGATATACGATGTGGATGTATTAAAATTAATACTACGAACAAAAAACGATTTTTCAATTAAACTTAACGATAATGGTGTTATGTTTATTGAGATACAAAATAACAACTCAAACTTAAAGTATATAACAACGCCTATTAAAAAATAATGAATTATATAGACTATCAAACGTTTGCGGGGAGAATTAAGAAAAGTGATTTAGAAATCTACAAACTAGACACATCTTATCCTACAGCAGATACACGGTGCTGGACAGCACTGATCAATCAAGGAACAGATAACATCCTAGTGACTTTCAATGTCAATAGGTATCAACCAGGAAATCAATATTTCGATATCTTATCAAAAGACAAAGTTATAACAGACATATATGTTGATGACATATATGATACTATTGATCTTCTAATCAAACCCAAAACACCTTCAATTATATTTAATAACACCGATGTCGAATAAAATAACAACTAAATCATATTGTATTAAGCGTTTACGCGATTGTGGATATCACGTCGATAAAATCGATGCAATCGAGTATATAGAGACGGATAATAGAAAATGGTCGATCATAATTGACCCAAACGGAATGTCTATCTTTGTAACATGCTACAAAGACGAGACATTACATCTCTATGATGGAGGACGATTTATCAACTCTAATATGAGGTTGAATACTGATAGTGTCGAAGTATTAATCGAATTCTTAAATGAACGCGGACTGATTCATAAACACTATCTATATGGTAAGAGACGGGTAGAGGAATAATCTCGATATCTTATAAATATTTACATGGACGAACATATGGAACCTACCAAATCCGAACAGAACGAGATAGATAAATTACTTAGGGCGGTACAAAAGATCGAACCTAAGATTCGTAGAAAGAATAAAAACAAATCTTTGGCAGATCAACAAAAGTTAAGTGTAGCTATTGCTAATAGATTATCGGAATACTGTGATTGCTATATGTTATTTGGATTTGATAATAATGGGAATCCTATGATTTTAATAAATTCAGCCAATAATCTAGAACAAAGAGCACTATCAGACCTTCTCATGGATTTTGTAAATGAATCTATGGTCGATCCATTCGACGATGAAGAAGACGAAGATTAATTAAAACGAAAGTACTGAAAACGACATATAGAATTGTAAATAATTCTATATGTCGTTTTCGAATTTAAACAAGGTGTGGACAGATACTTCCCTAGAAGAGTATCTAGCTAAGGTAAAAGCCCCTGATTGGGCCAAGAAAATATGTATTCATCATACTGCAAGCCCATCACTATCTCAAAGACCTAAAGGATTCACTATGCAACACATAGAGAATATAAAGGACTTCTATGAGAAAGATTTAAAATGGAATAGAGGACCACATTTATTTGTTGATGAAGATCAGTTGTTTGGAATGACTCCTTTTACCGAAAAGGGAATACATGCACCATCCTTTAATTCTAATGCAATTGGTATTGAAGTATTAGGAGATTATGATTCTGAAGACCCTAAGAGTGGCAGAGGACTACAATGTTGGCAAAACGCTGCGAAAGCCATCGTAGTGTTAGCCAAATGGTTGAATATTCCACTAAATTCTGATACTATTGTTTTTCATAGAGAATGTGCAGTTACACAACGCACTACGAAGAAATCGTGCCCTGGAACGAAGATATCCAAAGATTGGTTGTTATCTCTATTAGGAAAACCGCTTGAGAAAAAAGTCGAAAACGGTATTGTAAAGGCTGGCAAGACATTTGTTCCTGTTATAAAATATATAACAGAGAATAAACATGTCGAGTATTCTGTCGCCGTGTCTAAGCTTAAAAAAGTTAAAAACGATTTCTTCTATGACGGTCATCTACTAGAGTTTGCTCACTATGACGTTCCTACAGCAACTACAGTTGCCCCTTTAGGAGAGATAGAGGAAGCATTTTCTAAGTAATATTTCCTAATTGCTCTTTCATACTAGTAATATCTGCAAGAGCAATTAACAATTCTTTATATCTAGATTCTAATTGACGCTCTATATTTGTAACTCGTTGTTTAATATCTGAATCAGTATATTTTGATGTTCTAACACCTTCACCAGATGGTCTAGTGTCCTCGGTCGAAGATGCACCATCCCAATCGGTTTTGTTTATTTGTATAGATTCACACAATCCTCCAAATTTCTCAACAACCGTATAAGGTGTTTTGGAATTTTTCACAGGCTGTGCCATAACAGGAGATGTCCAATTGTTTCGTGAACCTATTGCACGTATAGCATCGTGAGGATTTACAGACCCCGAACCTTTAATAGAACCAGCGGTGTTATCTACCTTAACATTTTTTTCTATTAATTTACTTGCAATGGTTTTAAATGGATGAACATGTGGGTCAACTATTGCGAAATTAGGAGATTCCTCGGAATATACATCAAGACAATGAATATTTCCTTGTGAATCATATCCAACAGCTTTTCCTATATATGCACCACCTAATAGAGTTGCATATGTCGGACTCTTAGGTGGTTCTGATCCACATTCCGTAGGATTTATTATATTTTTAACACCATTTATGCCAAATGCACATAGTTCTGGATTTGGATTTGGTAATTTCATCGGCTCGACTGCTTCTCCCCATGTGAAATTTGTTTCTGTCATCTGATATTCACAAGGTGCTGTTATATGTTGAACGGTTAACTCCCCCTCAACATGAGCACCACCTCGTATGATAGCATTAAGAGCTACATTTAAATTACCGTCAATAAGAACTTGTTGTTCTTCCTCTGTAGAACCACCCGTGTCTAATTGACGTGAACTTTTTTTGGGTCTTAATGATATAACTTCGCCAGATATATCGACACGCTCTCCACCTATAGATGTTTCTCCCCGTGCATTTATAGTAATTTGTTCACCTACTAAGTTCACTAATGTTCCGTATATATTCAAAGGACCAGTCGTTTTGAAATTTATTCCATTCGATCCAACTGTCACATTCCAACCATCGCATATATTTAATTCGTACGAACCACCTGGGAATTTCTCTACATCCACATTTTCGATCAATGATGTTTCACGATATTGTGTATATATAGTTGTTCCTAGAGGATCGATTTTGACACCATACGGAACTAATTTTCCCTTCGGGTCTTTTCGAAAAGACTCAAAATCATTAAACACTAGACCAATATTATCTATAAAGTTCTTTGCAATAGTTCTTATGTATGATCCACCTTCGGGGTGCTTGTTTTGACCAAGTTCTTTTTCATATTCGTATATTTTTTTCTGAATTTCTTCGCGTTTTTTTACGATTGTGTCTTTGGTAGTATCTATTGAGAACTGTCCATCTTGTGTTGATGGACTTAATAGTTTTCCCCAACAGGTTAAACACCTATCACCTGAACTAGATACTGTAGAATATGAATCGCTTCCGTCCTTTATGTCTATAATTTCTCCGCTATTTTTCTTTTTGGTCGAAACTTTGGTTGGACTTGATGTTTTTATAACCTTAGACGAGATTCCATTATATCGTGCATTCGATCCGGCCTTTGATTGACCAGGGGCTTGATCGATAGAATTATATTCTTTGGTTCTCTTAACTTCGAATCGGCGTTTAATATCATGTAATTCCCGTTGTGAACGCTTTATATCCTCCATCGGTTTTTGCCATTTGTCAATATCACCGACTTTTTCTATAATATCTCCTAGAGTTATTTCTTCTTTATTTTCATCAATTATTTCTAAATGAGTTCCACCGATATTTAGAAGAGAATCCCCCATAATAACTTCGCGTTTATCGCGAGTAACTAATGAATCCTTACCATTTTTGTCTAATTTATCGAACGAACCATTTTTGTGTGTTATTGAAATACTCTCGGCATCCTTTGTATTAACGAATTCTATGTTACCAGCAGCCTGATTGAGAACAACTTTGTCTTTAAATATTTCGTCATGATCTTTATTATCATTGCTGAATTTTCCTGGATAGTGCATATATATGTTTAATATTTACTGGTTATATTGATTCGAAGATACCTTTATAATCCGCACGGGATGCGAATGTTCCAGTTATGATTGGATATAGCGGATCACCGTTTTCAAATTTAACCCATACATGGGAACCCACACCAGGGATCGAAATAAAACCTTTCCAATCATTATTGTAATCAGGGGAACGTAGCGGACCTCTATGAAGTTGTAATGCATTAGTCTGAACATTACTACCCTTTGTATTATTGTCATCGTTGAGCGACTTTCTGCCGTGATTGGACGTGAATTTTGATTGATTATTTGCCCCTCCTATATGGCTGTTTCGACGTTGTTGTTCATCTAATAGATTTGTGGTTACATTATTATATATCTCACCGCCGCCACCACCTCTTGAATACATCGTCTGTCCTCCTGACATAGGGGCACGGGGCATGATTATTCCATTTATAGTGTTTACTATCAAAGGAAGTAATGCCAATATTTTATATATATCAAATTTATTATCAGTCCCCTTCACCTTAATTGATCGTACATTTTTTAAAGGAATAATTACCTTGATGTTATCCGCTTTATATGTTGCAGTCAATTCATCACTAGTATCCAGTTTGAACCTTTTATTCAATGTATTTTTCCCGTTAATAGATATATCAAGGGGAATATTTTGTAATGCCCCTCCACCAGTTGTTAAAACTTTCTCAAATATAATAGGTGGATTAAACGGTAAATCTATTGGATCATCTATTGGATCACACAGATTATTATATATTGGATTATTAAGAGGAACCACAACATCATCAACTAAAATAGTAGGGTTGGTTACATCGATGTTTATAGAGTCTATATTATAATTTATATCTGAACTTCTAGGTGTTGCTTCGAGAGATGATAATGGACTGTTGGTATATGTACTCGGTAATGTTTTTCTTAAATCTGTCAGACATTTGTTATTATGGGAATTGTTTAAAAATGATGGGGTATTTGTGCTACTATTACAATCAGCAGTGAAGCAATACTTCTGTCCTGAACTTTTGAAATTCAACAGGATGTCCGTTCTTGGCTGTACTGACTCTGATGTAAATGTTATTGGTTGAGTCTTTCGGTGCTCGGCTGTTTGAGCATCTTTTCGGAAAAATTCGTCTGTTTTGTTATCGGATTGAAACGTAAAATCTGAATCGTTTCCTATATAAAATATATCACCAGGAGCATGGTATATCCCAGGGGCTGATGCACCAACTAGGGGTAGCATAACTTCGGCCCAAAATAGTTTTTCCTTTTGATTCTGAATTATATCCTTCGTCAAGGAAGTTCCTGTATTCTTCCCCATAACATTAAACATTTTATCTTCCTCTTTTTTCTGATTCCAGTTTTTAATTTGTTGAAGATTTATTCCAGGAACAAAGACCTTGACCCGCCCCTCATGTTTTGGATCGTTGTTTTGAATTACTATTCCTCGGTATGTTCCGTCGTATCTCATGTTATTGTTTTTCGTTCTTATACACCTTCTTTGTTCCAACAACTCTATCGTTTGTCGGATCATTTATCTCATTTGTTGTTTCTCCATCCAATAAAGGTCTAGATGTTTGATCAACGATATATGTCACCGGTTCGCCGTTTGGACCTTCGGACATTGTTATTAAGAATCCCTCTACTTCATAACGGGCTAATTCTTTGATGCAGAAGAATTTATTTATCAATCTTAATGCATCTTGGGCTAAGTTTACCACTGCCGCAGTACATGGTGATATTGCTGAACGCTTTCTTTTTGCATTATAGACATCCATTGTAAAGTTGTGGCCGTGTGCCAACGGAGATTCGCCTGAATACCCTGTATGAAGCATACTCATATTATTATCTACAGGCATTGCCCTGAGAAATAGGCTATTGGTTAAATTTTGGGAATTATCCATAAGGGCGAATATCTCAGGAAACATCTTTAATAAGATATTTTTATTCATCCGACTGTTTGTGTTTAAACAATTAACACCGTCTTGATCCATCCATTTCATAGGATCAATTTCTGTTTGTTGCATAACAACACTTGAATACTGCCCAACATCTTCGCTTATCTGTTGATAATACGGAAAAGTGCCAATGTTCATCTGAATATACATGTTAATTGCGGGGTGTATTTTCTGCGAACGATTAACAAATTCACGCAAAAGGGGTGTAGGCATTATTGCAAAAGAAGAAGGATTGGATTTTCCGACAGAAGATTTTGGTAAATTTGATATTGCTTGCTCAACAGAACATGCATCCGCACCCTTTTGTAATGCAAGAGACTTCAACAAAGATGATTCAGTCACAGATGCGAGAAATGTCAGAAAATCCGTCAATTGACGAGAACTGCCGTTCCAAGGACCGTGAAATTCTGCAATCATTTGTAACACCCTATCTAGTGGTTTATCAGATGTTTCTAATGAACCATATAGTTCATCGAATACTGTTCCTGATTTTCTTTGTCCAGTGGGACTCGATTTTATGGATTTGTAGAAATCCTCTGTTACAACTTCGGGCATATTGGTATTTATATGTAGTAAATTATTACGACAATGCTTATATTATATCAACATTTTCCGATTGGAATATGGTGCTTTCGAGATATGTGTGGGTTTTTACGCCAGTAATTTGGGTTTGATAAGAACGTGACGAATTGCTGAAATGATGAATAACGTTTGTGACAAAGTATTGTCCTTCTAATTTAGAATCATATTCCATAACATTACCAGTTAATTTTGATAAACCGAAAAATCTTCCTGGTTGTCTTATAGTCATTCCTCGTATAGTGAATGCAATGCCTAAATTAGAGAATAAATAATACTTTAATAGTCTATTTCTGCCATCGGCTAAACGACCAAGTTCATCATTTCTTAACGAATATACTGTGCGAGTATTGAATCCGTCCTTTATATACGGTGTTAGAACGAGTCTGTCTGTTGCGTTCTTTGTTAATATGTTTTTAGAAATACTAGAATCGTAGAATTTTTTATACTCTTCTGCTTTATTATATGATCCTTCCTCGTTAAATTGACCATCTGATGAATTATATGATACAACCCGATAATTCGTCAAATTCTGAGAATAGTTAAGACCACTGATATCTATCAATTGGTAACTTTTGATGGTGTTGTACTGGTCTGCCTTTACTTCTAATATTGGACTATCATTGATCGGAGTTTTTTTGATATACGGAAGTTGAGAGTTGTCGGAGTGTTCTTCTATAAAGAAATGCTCCACTTGATAGTCTTTGGCAGATTCTTTTCCAGCTTTTTCAAAATATTTTTTAATAGATTTTAGGGAGAACTGTTTAGGTGTCATCGTTTTTTCTGCTCTCTCAAATTTGAATATACAGGGTTGATGATCATCAGCTTCGGATGATGTTGTATAGTTTAACAGATAATCTAGATTGTCGATGAACTTAGCATGTACAGGAGATGAGTAAAAGATCATATTCTTATCACTACCAGCATCCCACTCGTTCTTATTTCCGACATTTTTTGTATGTTTTTCAAATTCAGGTAGAGACTTTAGAAGATTCCCGACAGAATCTCCTGTTTTTAAGCTTTTCTCTGAATTATCCACTTGGTCTAGATTAGCCTTTCCTTTATTTGCCCCAGAATTTGCCGTTGAAAACTCTGAATCGCGTTCGATCATTAGTTGATAAGTCTTTTCCCAAAAGAAAAGTTTTTTCATCTTATTGGAGATGTTTGCATCAGATAAATCCTCGGTATCATAAATAACACCTTCTAATTCTATCCTCCATTTCTTATCATCAAATACGATGTCTTCTGATAATCCTGGTATTGACGATGCTTTCGGTTTTATGCTTATAAAAATAGTATCCCGTCCATCGTTTCGAAACTTATATACTAAATTCTTTTTTTGTTGATTAGTTGCGGCTGTTGATTCAAGACTCTCTCGTTCAAGAGATTCATAAGGGGATTTAATAACAATACTTCCTTTTAATTTCCAATCAAAAATATCCTCCTCTATTATCAAATCTTCCCATGATTCATTCGTCAAATATATATCATTATATCCGTTGAACAATCTAATGGTCATGGAGAAGTCCTGAGAATTGTAGTTATATTGATTATCTTGGTCGTTCACTAAGGTATTTATGTCCGAACAACAGTACTATGAATTCACTTGGCTCAATACCTCAGATACTACTTCTTTCTTTAATATTTTAATACGTTGACCGGAAATTATATCAAATGGATTTTTAATGTTGTTTGCAACAAGTATTATCCACCATAGTCGAGTTGTTCCGTAATATTTAAACGAGAGTTGATACCAATCGACAAAGGAATAAACATTGTCGTATGTAAATAATGAATTATCTATTTCTCCGTCAATAGTTATCGAATTGAGAAGATTATAGAATTCATAACCACTCTCATCTGTATAAGTTGAGAATATATTTGCATAATCATATGGATTTAAATCATTTGTCATATTATTGAATATTTTGGAATCTGTTGACAAAATTGCCCGTTGCATTTATAGGGTCTTGTGGCGGACCTACAAAATTCGCATTTCGTTCACCTATTAATGTGGAAGAGAATCTATTCAACTCATCATTGAATGGTGTTATATCACTTATCGCCTCTACTGTAGTGCCTTTATCAAGTGCAAGTAATATGTTCCTAGAAGGTAATAACAATGATGTAAATGTCATCGAAATTCTATATGCTTCGGGTATTGTCCTTGGCACAGACGTATTTCCGTCAGATGATGCAAGAAACTTAACTCGGGTATTTCCTAAATTAGTAATATCTAGCCTAGAAACATAACATGCGGGTAGATGCACAACATCGGGTATAGTTAAAGAATATATTACAGGTGGATCGATAATCGCAAAGTTTCTACGAGACGGGGAATTTTGATAGGATAACAAATGACATAGATTTCTATTATTCTCTACATCTTCCAATGTTCCTGTATTGAACAGATCAAAGGTTACATCATAAGTTTCCACGGTCGTATCTGTCCACGATTTAGGTGTTTCAAATCCTATTTTTCCCGGCAATAATGTATCAGCAATACCTGTGATTATATCTCTCACAGATTTGACTTTGGATAATGCTTCTGTTCCCCAATTTAAACCCTTCTCCACCCCCATAAATGCTCTCATGTTAGAACCCATACCTGCAACCCCTGCAATAGGATTAGCGGATACATCATCGAAGGTGTTCCCTCTTGCTAATTTTTTAGGATTAAAATAAGGAATTTTGTAGGTGAATCCCGTTGGTTTGGCAAAATATTTATATTTGTAAACTTCGAAAGGGTCTTTGTCTGGTTGTAATGCTGTTGCAACTCCGTTATTAATCAATCTAGTTGCAACTCGTCCATAATATACAATTGCCGCAATAAGTTGTCCCGTTGTTTGTTGATACTCTGCCAATCTTATATAAGGGACTTCTTTTCTTGCAGCCTTTGGTGATAATGTCCATGCCATATCCAATACATCAATTGTCCCATCCCCAACAGGTTGTAGGAATCTCGAATCTTTATCAGATTGTTTGTATTGAATCTTCATTTAAATTATTTATTGAACAAATTCAATATGGCGTCCAGTATTAATTCTATGTCTTTGGATTGCATTGCTTCCGCCTATAATTGTGGCAGGGGCTGTTTTTGATGATCCTGCACTCGCTACAACCGCTTGTGCAACTGCTCCGCCACTCTGAGCCGTAATTTGGGCAAGACCGCTAAATCCGTCACTTAGAACAGAAATAATCATATCCACTTTTTTGTTAACATCTTTAAGTGCAACATCAAATGGACCGCCACCCTTTGCAAATAGATGTGAATCTTTTTTATCAGGTATAATGATTTCTGCATCCTGAACCTTTGTTTTCCTAACTTCTTGAAATTTTTTAGACTGTTTTTCAAATGCTATATCAGAAAACCACGAATCCCATTTAGAAAAAAATGCTTTTGCTGTTATAATTGGAGACGATATTCCTGATTGCCCTGCCAACTCTAAATAGTCGGCTTCTGCTTTGACGGCCCTTCCCCGCGCCTTCTCGACCATGAGACGCGCCACATCAATACTTTTATTGGTTTTTAATTTGTCTTTTTCGGGACCATCAGGCATAGAAGCAAGATCAGCATCTATTTTTTTCTGTCGTTTTTCGTATTCTTGAATATTTTTTGTAATATTAAATGCTCCGTTCTGCATTTTTATACCTTGGTCGTGCATCTGTTCCGCGTTTTCAGACCACATATCAGATAGCTTATTTATACGATTAATTAATAGTGCAGACGATGCTAAAAGCCCTACTCCGACAGCCACTCCAGGAACACCTATAGCTCCACTCATAATAGTAAATAATCCTGTTAATGATGAAAGTCCAGGAGTAATCTTTAACAGCACACCCGCTAATAATCCAGTCCCCAAAACTTTGGTAGCCAGACTTCCCCAATCACCATTATCTAAATCCTTTTTCATAGAGTTGCTTATACTAGTTATTATGGGTTCTAGAATATTTGAATAAATCCAATTCATCTTGTTTCCTATATATTCCACAACTTTGCCCCAATCGACCTGTTTAACTTTAGTGGATATAGGTTCTATCACATATTTAAATATATTGTCGGCAATAGAACCTGCCGCATCAACCAATAAAAGAACCGAATTTCCAAGAGTTTTCCACACTTCTTCGGAGGTTACAATAGATGTTATTTTTTTCAAAACTGTTGCAAACATGGAACTTAACATACCCTTTATTGCACGTCCAGTTGAGGTATCGTCAAGATATTGTTTTAATTTACCCAGAAGATATACACCTCCTACAATTTTAGTGATGCTCCATATTCCGCTGAACAGTTTTCCGAAAAATCCTTTTTTTGTAGATTCGTCTGGAGAATAGTTACTACTAGTATTGTTTGAAAAGAACTGTATTGATCTAGGACTTTTGGTATAATTATTATTACCGGATGGCGGCAACACCTTTTCTCGCGAAGACACCGCCATCATAGTAGCCATAGTGGAAACTATAAATTTAGTAAATGCTGTAGTATGTTCTATACGCGATATATTTTTATCTATATTATTAATAACTGGTATTATAGATGATAATGATGTGAAAAATGATGGAAATGTGATTCCTGACGGAACTCCTAATGCGGTGCGATAAACATCAACTGCATCAGATAATGCATCGAAGGATGTTTCTAATTTTCCGAAGTGACTTATTTTTATAGCAGGTATTAATATTCTTAGTTTTGTATTCAGTGCATCAAAAGTATTAGTTACTGTATTGATAGAGTCTGCAAATGTTACAAACTTTTCCGAAAGTTTGAATAATGGACCACTGCGTACGTTTAGAGGAGATGTAGCCCCTTCAAATAAATCAATAAACTTTTTGGCAAGGTAATTCTGACCCTTTCCGTTTTTTGCCATATAATCATCTATAGCAGAGAATGCATCGTTTATTGTGGTTGCCATTATTTCTATTTATTAGATAAGTAACTAGTATATGAATATTTACGAACAAGAACAACTCGCACATTTTGAAAAACAGCTTCTTTCTGGAGTTTATTCGGAACAAACACTGATTCAACTATACGAAAGTGGTCAACTCTCTGAGGGACAACAAAAACTCATTCAAGAACTTGCTCCTATGCTTGGTGGTATGGCTAATGTTGCAAAGAAGATAGGATCAAATATCGGCAGTGCATATAAACAGGCAAGAACACAGGGATTGGATAAAGCATCTAAAGATTGGGCAGGCCGTGCAAAGAATGCATATGCACAAGGTAAACAAGATACACAATACGGTAATCATGTAAATTCTGCTGGAAAGAAATGGCAAATGATTGATAATACTATTACAAAAAGTCGTCTATTTGAACAATTGGAAGCATTTCGTAAAGTGTTCAACGGTCAGGATCAATATATCGACCAAGCACTCGGTTATATAAACACCACATTTCTCGATCTCCAACATTATCTATCGCTTAAATATCCGCAGTTGAATGTACAAACTGATCAGTCGTATACACCAGAATGGAAGAAGGTCGAAGATCAGAAACGTGCCCAACAACAGAAGAGTATAGATGCACAAACAGGTGTCGCAGGAACACAGCAAAGACAAAGATATCGTCAGGATGTTGCCCAAAATCCAGGGAAACCTCGTAATACACTAGGAAATAAAATCCGAGGCGCAATGCAATAAAATTACGAAAAACCCCAGAAGAAATTCTGGGGTTTTTCATTTATGAGAATAATGAAGGAGATATTTCTATCGTTCCCTTGTATGGTTCCCCGTCTATTTCTTTCTCCACCAATAATATTTTATTAATCTGTTGACCGAATGCACTGTCAATTTTCTCTATTATTTTATTGATTATATTACTCGGAAGGGTTTCTACTATGGAGATACGTTCTTGAACAGTTCGGGCTGATAAATTCAATTGCACATCTCCTATCTTGATGAATTTAATAAACTGTGAAAGATAATATATAAACATTATACCGGGAACATCTTTGAGAGCATCCTTGTTTTTATCATCTATCTTTTTGATTTTGGTTTGTTCAAAATCTCTATCAAATATAAACTCCTCATCCAAAGAAGGGAAGTTTATACTAACTGAATATGTTCCGTCCTCCACCACAACATCATAAAAATTAAATTTCGTCTTTTTCGACTTTGTAAGAATTTTGCCGATATCCAATGTTATAGTTTTAGTATCATTTTTGGAAGATACTTCAACATCTATAGTTTCTTTCACATTACGTTTTCTAAGTTCCAATAATATTAGAATCTTATCTAAGGTTGTTATATTGGATAAAGGAATCGACGGGTCTAAAACATCCTTCAAAATGACATATACTGTTTGGTTGAATTGATTATCTACAAATGTTCCCGATAATGCCGTCTTAATAATGTTTTTAAGATGAACTGCATTCATAGGTTTTGTATGAATTTCTTTATTAAGAGATGGTATATATATCTCGGAATCAAACTGTTTATTTGATTCTTTTAAAAGTGATAGAATTTCTTGGTAATTTAATTGTGCTTCTGGTTCCATATGATTACTTAATTTATAGGAATTCTGACGGTTGTTCAACCATTCCTTTTGTTTCGTCTCTATATTCGTCGAATAAATCCGTCGATTGTTGATTGTTTTGTGTTGTATCTTGTGACGACTGTTGTGATCGTTTTATTCGTGAATAGATTATATCCAACTCTATAGGTGATAGATTTTCATAGAATTTGTAGTCGAAATGATTATGTGTAGACATATCTGACATAACTGCTAACACATTTTCTAAACTATCATCATTGTATATTATTTTGATAATATCTGTGATGTTTCCAGTATTGAAGTTTAATGAAAATAATGGATTTTTACACTTAGTGCATTCCATTTTCATTAATAATAAATCTGAGAACTGTTTATATATAACGTCCACAAATTCGGTTTTAACCCGTAAGAGGTCTTTATAGTTGAGATTCTTGAATATCTCATTTCGCTGATTATGTGAGATATCAGGAAATGAAATGACATTTCCTCTAATGATTATAGATTGTATATACCCAAATAGATAATTTTGAAGCTGTTCGTCGATATCTTCTCTATCAAAATTCAACGAGTCGAAATATAAAATATTAGGAATATCGCACTGTATTGTGTAGTTGTCTGTGACAAAGTCTGTTAAAAATGTCTTATCTATCACGGATGCCAGTTTATCAAGGGATTCATTTAAATTGAATACTGATGTGGTCACTGTGGAGCATTTTTCACATTCTTTGGAGAACTTTAAGTCTGTCCCACAAGAATATATTTTCAGATACAGAAATATAACAAACCGATCAATTATTGTCAAGTTCTTGAAGTCTATATGCGTTAAACAATTAGATCGTATTATACCGTTAAGATATAAGATAAAATCTTCCTCATCGTCAACACATTTATAAAAATCTTTGTACTGTATAACTGACAATTCTTTAAATCTTGTGAATACCTGTTGAGAAGGTATCCATATTTTCCTAGAAATCATTCTGTACTATACACTATGCTATTCGGCTTACAAGTTTATTCTGTTCGTTAATAAATGATTGACTCATTGTTATATTTCCTTGTTGTGGTGCTTTAGCTTTCGATGTTGACACTGGAGAAGATGCTACAGTATTGGATTGTTCATTAGTCATTCCATCAATATAATAACTATTATAAACAAACTTCGCTTGCATCTTAGGATAATCACTTGATGAATTATAATCTAATTGTTCTGGTGCAATATTGATAGGTACGCAATCATGAAATACATATGCCTTACGTATTATATTAGGAGAACACTCCCCTGTTTTTGCCAACTGATAAATCATAATATCAGCTTTTATACTTTGTTCTCGCTTAGTCGCAAGCAGCCCTTCATGTGCAGCAAGTATAGTCCATGGTCGAAGCACACCGTCAACAAATGATTTATTGGTTTCTAAGAATCCAGCACCTAAAAAATCAAAATTTGATCGTCCATTTATAATTGGTGCATTGATAAATCCTCTATTTGAACCTTCGGATACCCCGGCATAATCAATATTAACATTTTCACCAGGAATATCAACACCTTGTGCGAATATACATCCAACAACATCTTGTGTTGAATATGTCCATGTGGCATCTGCCATACTTGATATATTCCATCCAGGCGGTTCATACCCAGGAACGACTGATTTTATTTTATTAATAAGATAGTTTCGATTATGGGCATTTATCACCATAACCCATGAAAATTTCATAGGGACGTTGTATGCCCATTCACACAACATCTTGTTTAAATACGGAATTTGACTATGTGTTATAGATGGTTGTCCACCAAAATCACACATATCAAACACTTGAGGAGTTATAATTCCGCAATTAGTAACAATACCATTTATCATTATAATTACTTACTATAGTGTCTAGGTTTGCTAAATTGATAATTTGTTTTTCCGGTGGAACCTATTTTTGAAAAACCGTTAGGAAGGGTATATTTTACTTCCATATCACCCTGTTTAGAGTTTACCTTTGCATGAGGTCTTTTTGGGTTTACACCTTTGATCCGTATATGTCCGCCTAAACCTTTTGCAATACCTGCAAGTGCATGATCTTTCTGCGATTTATTCTGTCCACGAACACCTTTATCTCCCCAGAAATTTCCTATATACTGTTGATTTCCCAATTTAGTTTTTTGTGAATCCGAGTGATTGTTTAATGTTCTAACTTGTCTAACACCAGATTTTGGAAACATGGTATCCGCCCAATAACGTGATTCTCTACGTTTTGATTTTGCTGTTGTGTATTCACGAATAAGTGCTTCACAGAATTGATCAAATTTAGGTGTCATGTTATTTGCCTGTATGTGTGCTAAAAGAGACTGGAGTAGGAGTGTGAGTTTCTACAATTTTATGTATTTCAGCTTTAGTATATCCTAGCTTACTAAATTCGCCTAATAACTTAATAAAAGATTCCTCCAATCCATCCCTAAGAGTATTTTTCATTATCGGTCCTCTATAGTCAGCGAACGGGTTATGTTTATTTTCGAGAAATCTTCGTTCGGTCATCTCGGTTACAATTTCGTCTAAATAGTTCATATTTTTACTTATTGAAAAGATAGTCAAGTACTCGTATAGTCAACTAATGGAATTGCCTCATGCATACATATCCAATAAATTTCATTCATACTCTACTAATATTAGGGAAACATCGTCGTATCTAAATGGGAGTTGCCCGATTTGCCAAGAAGGAGAGAGTTGGGGTAAAAAAAGACGGTTATTCTATTTCTTTAATGATGATTATATCTACTGCCACAACTGTTTCTCTGGTGACGTTAAAATACTAACGCTAGAATACGGTCCTATTGAATTCAGAAAAATAAAAGGTCTATATGTTACTGTCAAATGTAAGGACGGCATTTGGCGAAAAAGACAAATATTAAGTCATGGTTATCAGGACGTTTTTGAGTATCAATTTGGTAATCTAGTATTTTCACCAAAAAGATATACTATAAAAGCCACGGAAAATCATAAATGGTTCATAAAAAGAGATAATAAACGAAGAAGATACGACACTACTACTTCATTAAAATTAGGTGATAGACTGGATAATACACCAACTATCACCGAGAGAGACGTTGCTGGTATTGTACATGGTATTATTTTTGGAGATGGCACCTATAGAAAATATAAAGGTGAAAAAAGATATGCCATTATCAGGGTGTGTAAACAAGATAGTCGTAAAGAGGAAATATTAAGAATACTAAAAATATCAGGGTATAATATAACATACCCTAAAAATTTAAAAGGTGATGCGTATGTTAATATAGGACGTGTCGCTAATTTGAAAGATGTTCCTAATATTACAAATCCCAATTATATTGCAGGATTTATATATGGTCTATGGTTAACAGATGGACATGCAGATAAACAGTATGAAATTGATACAGTACGAACGGATTTAGTCGAATGGATAAACACCTTTGCAGCAATGGGTGGATATAGAATAGTTAATAATATACAACCTCGTACAAGAAAAAACTGCTATGACAATGCTAAACCAATATATCGTATAAACCTGAAAACAAATTCGGATATCATTCTCAGGGATAAAAAATATGTGGGTATTGAAGAGGTATTCTGTTTAGAAGAATTTGTCACTGGAGGATTTTTCTTGGATGGTAATATTCTTACTGGAAATTGTTCGAGGTCATGGAGTCCGTATTTCTGGATTAAAGAAGTATCTGGAATGTCGTTCAAACAGATTAAAGAAGAATTAAAAGACTATGATTATGATTTCAAATATAAGTTAATAATCGATAAAATCGAAGAAAAACATTTTGAATTACCAGCCCTTCCTGGTGAATGTGTGAATCTTAAAGATAATCTCCAGATAAAATATTTCTCTAATTATCCTGTTGTAGATATTGCATTACAAACCTGTGATGAAAGAAGATTGTTTACTGCATTAAATGCACCTAAAACCTATTATGTTTGTCTAAATGATAAATTCCATGGTAACAGGCTAATCATTCCATTCTACGATGCAAAGGGAAAGGTAATAAATTATATATCTCGTAAATTATTGGACAGTGATACTAAAGCCAAGTACTTAATAAAATTTGGTTCCGAAAAACCTATATTCAATTTGGACAGGATTGATGAAAATTTTCCATATATTTTCATATTTGAAGGACAGATAGATTGTATGTTTGTTAAAAATGGAATAGCTGTCGCAGGAACAAAACTAACAGAACATCAAGAAAGTATACTCACCACACTATTTCCCTTTCATCAATTAATATGGGTGCTAGATAATTATGTATTGGAAAAAAACGAAGTTAAGAAAATCATAACTGATAAATTTAAGAATGGTGAAACCTTGTTCTTATTCGAATCGGAATTTGTAAAATTCAAAGATTTTAATGAATATTGTATAGAAAAAAAGCAGGATCAGATAGACCCTGCTTTAATTTTGAAACATTCCTATACAGGAAATTCTGGATTAATTAGATTGTAGGAGTTGGGGGTGCGCCCACTCCACTACCGCCACCAGAACCTTCTGCTTGAGCCTGTTGACCCTGTTCGATTTCCTCGGCAGCATCGTCAGCATCCATGTCTTCGACTTCGGAAACAAAGTCATCAATTTGACCTTTTAGAGAAGCTAATTTACTTTCTAATTCTTGAATAGCACCTTGGAATTCGTCGAGATTCTTATGAAGTTCCATAAATGCATCCATACGAGTCGGATCACTTGCTAAGAATGCCGCCATAATTGCATGTGGGTCTTGGGAAATCTGATCAATCTTTGCACCAGTGTACACTTCGACTTTATTAACAAACTTGAAAACATCACCAATAGTTTCGCGTAGCTCACCGAGCGGCATAGATTTAATAGCTTCGGGTGCAAGCGTATTTGCAAATTCTGTCATTCTTTCATTGAAATGACCTTGAACAGCATCAAAAGTCTGACGAATACCATCACGTAAAAAATCATCAGGATTTGTGTCATCATCTAGAAAGGTGTTCATAGAACCAGTTGGGTCGTCGTATCTAGGACGTTTTGGAGTTCCAGCAGGAGTTGTTGATGGAGAAGCGGATGCAGGGGCACTAAATTCCAACAATACAGATTTAAAAAGATCGTTATAGTTCATATTGTATATTTACTTAATTCTTGCGTCTTTTTCTCTCTTGTGGTAAATTAGAATATGGTATTTAATATAATAGTCCCTACAATGAGGACAGATGAAGAGTTTATGCAAACACAATTCTATACTTGTTTACAGCGATTACTTGATAATTCGGAGCATTCGGAGCATACTGTTGATATTCATATAAAATCGGAAAACAAACAAGGATTGAGTGAACTATATCAAGATCAATTGAATTTACATAAATCATCTGATTATGTAATATTTGTTCATGATGATTTGGAAATTCATGATCAATTTTTATTTGAAAAACTTATAAAAGCACATGATAAATTTGATATAGTTGGCATTGCTGGTGCAACAAGTCAAGATTATTCACCTATATCAACAAATAATGGTCAAGAATTACCATTAGTGTGGCATTTACGTAAGATAAAACCTGAACATGGACGGGGAATCGTTGCACATGCAATACCTAAAGGTTTTAATAATTGCGAACAATCTCATATAAATTCCGCATATTATGGACCTACACCATCGCATGTCTGTGTTATTGACGGATTGTTTATGTCGTTCAAAGTCTCTTCGCTCAAAGATAAAGACGAAGTATTTGATCGAGATTTTACTTTCCATTTTTATGATCTTGCAATGTGTGTAAGAGCTAATATGATGGCATTGACTATGGGAGTTTATCCTGTATTCTGTATCCATCACGGTCTAGGCGAATTTAATTCCGATCCAACTTGGCATTCAATGGCAAATAAATTCAAAGAAAAATATACAAACTATAAAGTAGCACTATGAGAACATCACTTGATTTTGCAAAAGATATATTAACCGACAAACATCAACAGGATATTTTACCATGTGATGCATTTGTAACATTTCTGATTCAGAGATATATTTCATCCGCATCAATGACACATTGTAATCTGATTAATGCAACGCTCAATTCTAAGTTAAAAGGATGGAATGATTCACAAGAGATATATGACTACTTAAAATGTCTTATTCCTAAAAAGGCCGTTACGTATCTTCCATATATATGGCCCAAGAAAGAACTGGAACCACCAAGTAAAATAGACATCGAATCAATTTCAGATAATTTAGAGATTTCCCAGAAAGAATTGAAAAATCTCTTTGAAATATTTCCTGAATTATCTGAAAATTATACAGATGATGCGGAAAAGATATTGAAAGCACGAAATTAGGTCGTAAATAAAAAGAAATGGAAGAACTCACCAAATTACAAGAAGCCACTATTTCTCATGCTATTAGGAAGCATTACCAGTCTGAAAAAATTGTCAATTATGACCTTGATTTCTCACGATGGAATATTAAAAAACTCTATAAAGATACATTATGGGTTCAGATGATAGATGATCCAGATGCCGATACAGTAGTTCGTAACGGAATTGCAATTCCCATCAGTCAATCCAAGGGATTGTATCGTTTAGGTAAAGTTCTCCTTGCTGGGGAAGATGCAAGGTATGCTAAAGTCGGAGAGTATATTAGATTTTCTACTGGACTAGGTTCACCATTTGAACAAAAAGTTGGCGGATATAAGACTATGCTTCTTCGTGAGGAACAAGTTATGATGGTTGTCGAATTTGATGGATCAGATGATGAAATCAAAAGAAGTATAGAAGATAACGTTTTACTACAATAACATGGATCATTTACAATTCTGTTACTGGCTCCAGGGTTATTTTGAAATAGGAAAACCATATAGTCTTAATAAAGATCAGGTGGAAGAGATTAAAAATCATCTTGATTTGGTATTTAAAAAAGTTACACCTTCTATCGAACATAATGATGCATCGTATTGTAGATTGAACACATCCCATAGTGGGTTAAGTTCCCGTCTAATCTGTTGATAAATATATGAATGAACAACAGTCAACTTCAAGCACTACTTGGTAATAATGTAGTAGAATTGACTTTTGTTAGACGACACCCGAAATTGGGATGGAGTGATGTAAGGGGATTGTTGGGCACCACCAACTTTCCCCTTCTTAATGGAGATTTTGGTAATCAAGTTTTACGGTTTCAACCACCGAAAGGTATTGGAATGGGATATGATTACAAGAGATACGGTCTTTGTGTAGTATGGGATATGTTTCGTCAAGAGTACCGTGTTTTTGGTGCGGAACAAGTGGAGATACGTAAGCAATTCGCCTTATCAACACCAGAGGAACAAGAAGAATTTATGCAGTATTTTTATGATTATATTATAGGCATGAATAACCAACAGAAACTAGACTTTATGGGATATGTGGGCAATTCGATTATACCACAACAGGTCGCCCAAAAAGAAGCACAGAAAGAACCTGTAAAAACAGAGCAGCCACCAGTGTCTAATAAGTTATCTAATTTGTATTCAAAATTAAAAAGTGGAGTCATGTCATTTTTTAAGAAAAAATCTTGAAA